CAAATTCCTGTAGCACAGACATGTGTACAGCGTTGGCCCCGTAGCAGCCCCAAACTATGTCGTTGGAGCGATTGAGCACCGTCATGTCTAGCTTGCCAACCTTGACGCGGAAGTAGATATGGGTGTTACACGGTAAGTCTTTGGAAGCCTTATTGACCCCGTCAGCGTATGGATCCCACATTGCTATTACAGCCCTGCGGCTGTTAGGGTTCTCCAACAACTCCGACACTACGTGCGTCACTTGGTCTAGGCTGAAGTGTTGACGCCATCGGTAGCCATAAGCACCGTTGAGCGTCTGCCCGTTGTCGCTGAAGTCCGACATGTTGGCGGCGTAGATGTTAACGAAGGCGGTGTCGTTCCGTCCAGCCAGCATCCAAATGGACTCCATAATGTGGAAGAACGGATTGGCGTTGCGGGCTACGTCAAACAGCATACGCTGCGTAGGGTTGGAGTACACTGTAGACACTGGGGTCGGGTACGTCTTGGCGAGACCATTGCGGCTAGTCTCGGTGATGTGGTTGCCTCGGATAGCCCAGAGGGCATCCGAGTAGGCGTCATTGACGTTATTTGCACGAATAACTAGCATTGTATTCCTTCAGTAGTTGATTGAGTTCAGCTTTGATAGCTCTGGCTTCTTCACCTTTCCAACCTGCGGCATTGGTCAGAAACCGGAGCACGATGTCGTCTGCGGGGTCCAAGCCATAGGTATCGCCTATCGACTTGAGCGATAGCATAGCGTTTACATATGGCTTGCACCAAATCTGGTACACCTTCTGGTGTGGAGGTGGACCCCAAGCGGCTATTATGTCAGCCGCAATCTTGTTGAGTGGACGAGACATGTCGTTCTCCGTAGTTGCGAAGCCTATATTTTACCGTCTAAACGTATGGGATAGTAGTAAAACGCTTGTTACCGCCAACCGATTTTACTACACAATAGAACTCACCCGCCTCTCGCATGGCGTCCGTAATGGTTAAGCCATGTGCCCAAAGCCACGAATCGTATGCGTGCAAGTAGGACTCAGCGGTGGGCTGTACCTCAATGCCGAAGTCCTTGGCGTAGGTCTTGTAATTGAGGTGAATCTTATGGCATGAGGTGTCGGTAAACCAGACGATGATTTCTGGATTAGTACGCAACGCCCTTGAGACGTTATCCCACATTTCCTTGACGCCCTTGGTCTTGATGGTTCCTACCGACATGTCGAGCAGCAGGACGTCATAGCTGGACAGGTCTGTCTGAGCCAGCATAGGCATGGAGTCGTTGGTTTGGAACACGTTGGGGTACAAAGACATGAGGTAGGTCACACATGTGGGGTCACGCTCAAAGAAGTAATGACGTGCACCTTCCACGGATTGATCAACGACCTGAGCCGATGCCCCGACACCGCCAAAGGCGTGGAGCACTTTGGGGTTCTTCAGGTACTTGATTGCCGGAGGCAGCAGGGTTGTGAGGCAGGTGAGGTGTCGTACCACATCACGGGTTGACTCCTTGAGGAACTCTTGATATGAGTCCCGTACAGGGGTATCCATCGTTGTTTCCAGACCAACGGGCAAATTGATGGAAAATCCATTCACTTTCAGGGTTTCTACGCGCATTTTCGTTTTCCTCTCGGGGGTAGGTAGGCCGGCAATCAGCCTAGGGCTTTGTAAATCTTTGTCAGAGCGATTATTTTCGGTCGGGTAGGGGGTAGGTAGTCCCCGAGCGAAAAACGCGCCCTAGAAGGCTGGTTTATACTTGGATTTAGGCTTGCCTCCATAGTATTTCGTGCGGACGTACTTGGAGAACTCGCACATGACGTTCTGAGTGTTCTGGGCACATAGCCCCATACCAGTCTTGTCCTCAATGATGTGACGTACCTCGTTGACTTCCTTGCGAAATTGAGCCTCACCGATGGCCTTCTGCGGGCGGTCGAACAGATAGTTCAGTCCAGCAGTTGACCCTGGCCCTACGCCACACCATGAATGCCAGTCGTTGGCGAACTCTAGCGGCATGTAGTCCATCTTGAGGTCAGCAATGATCTGCCCCCGTAGGAATGTACCTATGCCTGGGACAGCCAACTTCTTCTCGGCAGACTCAAGATTGTCGTCCAAATCGATGGGGTTCTTCTTGAGTTGGTCGTGTAGGTTGGTCAGGACACGAGCTATGATGACCTCTTTGGGCTCTCCACCTGCGGAGTAGCCACCTGTGATCATGTAGGCGCTGGTCCAGACCTTGACCCCTGTAGCCTTGCGTCTAGCTATGGCACGTATGAACTGCGCTGAGTCCCACTGGTACGGGAAGTCAATCTCTGCTAGTGTCTCAGGCAGGTTGACCATACGGGCCAGGCCTGCAGCGAAGGGCAAGCACTCGTATCCCCTGCCTTGGTACAGCCAGTTATGTACCCACTTGGTGACTTTGTCGTCCTCACGGCGCACGTTACAGAATCTGTATTCAGCCAGTATAGGGTCGTTGGTCCATGGAGGTAGATACCCAAGCGCTCTGCGTTGACGCATAACCTCTCGGGTTTTTACCCAATGTACTAGATCGGGTAGGTGCTTCATAGCAGGGCCAGCAGTTGGGGCAGCATAGGCAGGTCGTGCTGAAGCACCTCTACCTTGTGTCCTAGACCAGGCAGACGGAGCATGAGACGCTCGATGGTAGCGTGCTTGTCCTTCGTCAGTTGGGGGTTGAACTTGTTGACGCTACCATTGGCCTTGCGACGCTCTACGACACGCTCCAAGCACAAGGCTACGGGGGTGTCAAGGAACACGTACTTGTAGGCGTCACCGTACTGCTTGGAGTCCGTACCCATAGCACCGTAGTACGTGGACTGGAGCAAACCCTCGTGGACCACATGTCCCATCTTGGCGTAGTAGTTCACCAGCTTCATTGCCTCGGCTGCGGACGATACGGTGTCCATACCGCCGCAGTTGTTGTCGTATGAGCCCAGCACGAACACTGGGTCGTCAGTAATGGCTGGTACGTCCAGCATGTAGGCTTCCACTTTGTTGGCTATGTTACGCAGCTTGGTTACTTTGGATGCCTTCATCAACTCTCGGACAGCAGTGGTCTTGCCTGCTCCCGAGCATCCGTGAATCTTAATGATTGTCATACAGTTGCCTTTGGTCTATCTGTCAACCCGACAGCAGGGAGTGGGGGAATCTGCCCCAATTCTTCCATGAATTTGAAGCTACCATGACGGTAGGGCTTCACTGCTACATCCCCGTGAATCTTAGCATGCTCGTCCAGCAAGTCCATGCCGAAGTTCCACAGGTACTCATAGTTGTCCGACGATTCGCTGCACCACTTGACCCACTCGTTGTCGAGTGGCAGAAGCTCAATGGAGCGGGTAAGCGGGGGCTTGCGGAATTGCTTCCAGACGGTGTACAGAATCTGAGTCACACGAATGGGGTACGTGATGATTTCGTCAGCTGTGAGAAGGTCAATGGCCCCCTCAATGTCGTCTGCTGGTATCTCAATTAGCATTGTTACTCCTACGTTGTAAGACTATATTTTACCGCTAAAGTAATTGGTGGTAAATGACTATCGTATGGCACTTTTGGCATAATCAATTAAGGCTTGGTCCACTCGTGACTGAGTGGTATCCTTAGCAGTGATGGCATCCAACACCTTGTCGTCGGTCGTGTCGTCAGCCAGCAGGATATGGTTCTTGACTATAGGAGAATCCTGGCCCTGACGCCATACGCGTGCGATAGCTTGCAGCCATAGCTCCAAGTCCTGGCTGAGACCGAACCAGCAGATATCCGAGCACGCACCTTGTAGATTGAGACCGTGACCTGCTGACCGCGGGTGTCCGATGAGCAGGGGTATCTTCCCAACGTTGAAGTCAGCCACTACCTGGGCGATATTCTTGCACCCAGTAATATTGATGGCGTTCGGGAACCGCTTCATAATGCGGGCACCGTCAGCGATGAACTCGTACATGAGCAGTAGGGGTCTGCCCTGTAACTCTTCAATGAGTTCTGCCAAAGCGTCCAGTTTCTCATCGTGTATGGGTAAGAATTCGCCACGTTCCTCTTGCGAGTAGATGAAGCCATTGGATACCTGACGACACTTGACCCCCAACGATGCCTTGTTGAACGCAGGTATGGTCTCGTCCAGCACCTTGATCAAGAAGTCCCGCTCAAGGGTTTTGTACTGCTTGAGGACAGCAGGCGGCAATGTGACCCGTATCGGGTTGTGTATCAACTCCGGCATAGCCAGCTTGTCCTTGGCCCGCATACGTAGCAGCATATGCTGTACCCTAGCCATGATCTGCTCTTCAGCGTGTACGTTCATCTCATAGACGTACTGTATGTACGGGTGAGGGTGCATGAACATCTGACGGAAGTGGGTAATGTACTCACCCAAGGCTTTGCCGTCGTCAAGGAAGTAGCACTGACCGAACAGCTGGTGGAGGCCATTTGGGGCTGGCGTACCTGTAGCAATGTTGCGGTACTTGATCTGTGGCAGCACTGGCTTCAGCATTTTGAAGCGCTGAGTCTGTATGTCAGCGAATCTGGTGGACTCGTCAGACAAGATGAGGTCAAACCCCCACTTGTTGGGTACGCCCAAACCTCGCACACCCATCAGCTTGGTAGGGTTGAGCACCTTGTGGAGGCTCTCAGGGTTGATGACGTAGACGTCAAAGCCCATCCCGAGTAGCTCATCCCGTTCCTTGTCCGTCCGTTGACACAAATCGCAAACCTTGAGGTGGTTGAAGTCCTTCCACTTCTGAGCCTCAAACGGCCAGACGGTCTGGGCCACCCGTAGGGGTGCTACCACCAATGCCCTGCGAATCTCCTTGCGCTCCAACAGCATACAGATGAGGGCAAGGAATGTTGAGGTCTTGCCCAGGCCTGGGTCCAGCAGCAAGCCTGAGTTGGTACGACCCAAGGCGAAGGCCAATGCCTCCTCTTGGTACTCGCGTGGCGTCCAGTTAATAGGGGCCATATTGTTTCCAATCTTGTTTGCGGGGCAGCAGCACTGCCTCGAACATGCCCTTCATCTGCTCGTGACGCAGGTCGATGTCCTCGCCAAACTTATACGTGCCCTTCTCTAGCCCACGTATGGCGCACATAATCGTCTCTGCCTCAGGGATGCCGCAGTTGCGGGTGGGAGCACCTGGGGCGATGAGGTCATCTATCCAGCTGACTATGTCCGCCAGTACGTCCTTGAGAGCATAGTTGGGGTAGACGCTCTTGGCGCACTTGCGGGGCGACTCGGGCAGCAGGGTAGTTGCTACGGGCATCGAGAGCTTAACGGGCAAACCCATAGTGCGGTCAAAGATGTCCATAGCCTTCCACCGGAAGTACTCACCAATCTGACAACCCTCAAAGTTTGCCTCGATGTTGTAGTACAAATCGGCGTAGTTGTCACGGTACATTGCCCTCCAAACGTCCGTGGGCTCGCCCATATTGCTGAGGCGCTCGATGGCGTCCCAACCCTTCTTGCCTCGGAAGTGTCTGCGCTCTGTACCACGCTTGGCCGCTTCATAGTGGGTGGCAGTGTACGCCCAAAAGCTCTTGGCGTCCGCAGCCTCGACAGCTGCACGTGCGTCGTAGAACATGAAGAGGTACAACGCATACTTGTCGGCCCACTCGTCGTGGTTAGCTATGCGGGAGGCGTGCATGAAGTCGTACATGGGGTCAAGCTCTTGGGTAATGACCAGGTCACGCGCGAATTGCTTGTATTTATCTGTTATCAACATAGCTTTTCCAATCCTTGATGAGTTTAGTTGCCAGTTCGTAGTTGTCTGCCCATTGGGCTCGGAATCCCCTCAACATGAGACGCTCCATGGTGTAAGCCTGTAGAGGTTTGGGCTTCTCCCCCTGCTTCTTGAGCTCCAGGAACATCACGCTGCCTTTGTACATCAGCGTGCGGTCTGGCCAACCGGATTGGCTGGCCAGTTTGAGCTTCTCGCAGAGAATCTTCTGACTGTTGCAATACTGTACGATGTCAATCTCTAGCTTGGACTCAAGTTCAGTAGACACAGGGGCCGCCTTTCGCTTTCTTGTAATCGCACCAACGGCAGGCATTGCCTGGGCAGGGGTCAAAGTCGTTGTCGCTCATCATCTTGATGGCGTCCTTCTCCCACTTCTCGATGGTCTTGGGTAGCATAGCATGGATGAGGCTACCCTCCATACCCTCGTGTCCGGTGTCAAGGTAGACTGCGGAAGTCTCGACACGCTTGACCCCTGGATACTTCTTGAGACCCATAATGCCGTAGAGCTCAAGTTGGCTACGGTGGGAGTCATACATCTGTCCAGACTTGTAGTCCTTGACGAATAGTATGTCCCCCAGCACGTAGTGGACGTCAATGATGGCTTTGACCCAGGCCTTTGACTGGTCATCGGTGGCGTTCCAATCTTTGTCCAGCAGCCAAACCTCTTCTGACTTGGCTCCCAGGGAGTTCAACTGCTGTAGAAGTGGCCCGACACGCTTGATTTCCGTGGGTACATAGGTGATCTTGCCGTTGACGTAGTCCTCGCACATGGAGTGCATACGGGTGCCGCGGGTCATGGCAGCGCTGGGCTCCCACGGTATGTTGTCGATGTAGGAGAACTTCCACTTGGCGGGACATTCTCGGTACGTTGAGATGCTGGAGTAGCTCCAGCGGGTAGGGCGTTTGATGGCGTCAGTCATGTCTGCTCCCCCAATGCTGCACGGGCAGCGTCAATGGCTTCACGCAGGTTTGTATTGGCTGATGCGATAGTCCAAGCGTTTACTTCTTTGAACTCCATGTCAAAGCGCATAGTGGCTTTGCGTAGTAGATGGTTCTGCATGTAGTCCATCCGTTCAGCATCGACCCGCAACACCGTGTTCTCTGCCTTCAGTGCCTCATTCATCCCCCACACGGTCTTGAGTTCATCTTGATCGTTCTTAACTGTCTCACGCCATGTCGCAGTCTCACTCTTAGCCAGCACCAACTCTCGGTCAGCGGCATCGAGTGCAGCGACCAGTGCGGCTCGGGCTTGTGTTGCATCATGGGCATTCGCATCGCTAAATGGCGCTACTAATGCACTTGCGGCATACGAATCTGCCAGCGGCAGGATGGTTTCTTTAATGGTCATAGTCAGTACCTTTCAGTTGGGGTTAATTCGTGCCAATTCTCACCTTGCTCCATCTCAACGATGAAGGGTACATCGAATCCCTCCAAGTCCTCCATGGCGGAGGCGAGCAAATCCACTGTCTCCTTGAGGTAGTCGGGGTGTACGCTGATGACGTTCTCATCGTGAACCGTCATGAGAAACCTGCCCTTGGGGTTCATAGCGTGATAGCGTATGATGGATTCCTTGGTTTGATCGGCAGCAGTACCCTGAATCAAGTGGTTGACGAGCTTGTAGTTGAATGTCCATGAGCTACCGTCAGCATTAACCTTTGGCTGCTCGACAGGGATAATGCGCTTGCCCCAAGTCTTCACCTGGCTGCGAGCCTCTACGCTGCGCTGGAAGTCCTGTAGCCCCACCATAGCCTTGAGGTAGGCAATCTTGATCTGCCGCCCCTCAGCCATTGGTACCCCAAGCTGCTCGCTGAGGGATGCCACTCCGGCACCGTAGATCAAGGAGAATCCGGTGATTTTGGCCTGTTTACGCTTGATATCAAGGCCAGCTTTCTCTTTGACCAACCGTACAGCCACTTCGTGGAAGTCAGCACGGGGGTCAGTGCGGTAAATCTCTCCAGCTTGACCCTCAGCAAAGTGAGCCAATAAGCGCATTTCTTGTCCGTTGTAGTCGGATGCAACCAGTATTTCACCTGGGTCGGGGAGTATGTACACCCGCATAAACGGCAGCGGCAGGAAGCCAGCAAGTATTCCAGTGTAATCGAAGTCAAACTCTGTGGGTACATTCTGCAAGTTAGGATTTGAGCAACTAAGCCTTCCTGTACGAGTACCGTAGTCGTCACCTCGCACAGAGTTCCAATTGGGGTGAAGATGCCCGTCAGCAGCAGATAGTTCGACCCAGGGTCGCATGAATGTACCCAAGAGTGTCTTGAGTGCCCCACGGTACTTGAGTAATGAGAGTAGGTCATCGTCGTCCTTTATTGCGTCTTCAAGGGCTGACTGGGCGGTCGATACGCGGCCAGTCTTGGTCAGGGCCAGTTTGTACCCAGCTGCTACAAGGGCTTTGGCCACCTGAGCAGGTGTATCGATGGGGTAGTCGCCAAGGACAGCACGAATGGCGTCCTCGCATTGGCTGAGCATCACCTCGTACAAGGGGACATCGTTGGCCAGACGGTCGCGGTCAATGCGTACGCCACGGCGCTCCGCCCAGTAGAGGATGGGGGCCAGCTTGAGTTCGCGCTCATAGGACTCCAGCATGTTGCGTTGGACAATGGAGTCATACAACAACTCGAACAGCAACCCTGTACGCGCCACGTCACCGATGCAGTACTCACCAACTAGCCCACCTGGGGCTTTGGAGATATGGGCACCCCACGATTTGGAGTTGGAGGGTACGATACCGTGGGCCATTAGCCAGTCCCGTACAGCGTCCTGCTCGTCAGGGGGTAGGCCCAGCAGACGCTCAGAGGAGGGCTTGAGGGACACCGTGGCGGCTAGGGGGTTGTCCAGGTAGATCAGGTACATAGTGTCGTGGTACACCTTGGGCCACTCGAATCCCCAGTGCTCCATTGCTACGCCGATGTCGAACTTAGCATGGTGGAAGACAAGGGGTTCGTCCCAAACTGCTTGAAGGGCCAGACAGGCCTCAGCCTCGGAGCAGTTGTTCTCGGTGGGGTGGCCAAAGGCGTAGTACACGCCTGGGCCGTGTAGGGGCTTGATGCCCACGCCTACAGGTTTGGGTAATTTGCCTGAGCCATTGATGATGGCCTCTGTTTCAAAATCGACTATAAACACTGAGAGTTCTCCTTGCGTTTGTTTGCCCAATACTCTTTTGACCTCAGGCTTTGAGCCTCTTTGCGCCCTGGCTCAGCCCACATCTGTTTAGTTCGTGCCCCTATAACTTGTTTGACCTCATCAGTGTGGGTACCAGAGAATCGTACACCACCCTTACGCAATGATGAGTGGCGTCCCTTGGCTACAGAGTCTTTCACGTTGTCCTGGCTAGTACCCAAGAAGTGGTGAGAGTCGTTTATACAGGAGGGGTTGTCGCAGGTGTGGCATACAAATAGGCTATCAGGGATGTCTCCATGACGCAACTTGTATATCAGTCTGGGGGATACGGACTTGTGCTCTAAGCACTCTCCGTTGGTAGTAGACTCAGATTCATACTGAGCTAATGATTTGCGCTTGAATACCATTTTACAGTGTCCTTAAAGGAAGTTGAACCCTAATTATAATTGAAAAAGCCCCTGTTAGGGGGCTTTTCGATTGACTATCGTATGGCACTTGGGCTAGAACTTGCCGCCCTTGCTAGAAGGGGCAGGTGCGTCCTCCATCTTGGGGTAGGGCTGGAACATAGCCTTGTTAGCCCCAATATGCCGGTCGTACAAGGCTTCCAAGTGCTCCTGGTTCTCGATCTTGTCCAGGATAGTCCAATGGACTTGGAACAAGCTCGTGGGGTGAGTCTTGGTAGCGATACGCACAACGACGCCGAAAGGCGGTGTGTCCATCACCTTCACCGCTTGGTTCACAAACGTGCTGAAGTTCTTCAAGCTGGTCACGGGCAGCTTGCACATTACCATGCCAGCCTTCTTGATTGCGTCAGGGCCACCCTTGAGGCAGTCAGCGGGAATGATCGCGATGCGGCGAGTGTTCTTGCAAGCCTTGCCGCGGCCACCCTCGGTGTCGCTACCCCACTCGTTGTTGGGGCAACCCTCGCACTTGGCGCTCTGCGGTTCCTCGGACTCCTCATGAGGGGCCAACTCGGACTCGTCACGACCGATGGCGTAGCACATTGGCGAGGCGGGTTTGCTGGGGTTGTACTTGTCGCGGAAGATGTTGTTCTCCAGCACGAAGTCCAGCACTATGACGTCCATGGAGTTACCAGGGATGAGATTGTCGTCGTAGGACATATTGCCGCCCTTGAAGGATAGGAAGCCACCCTTGGGCGCCTCCGTAGCAGCAGCTTGTGCGGAGACAGCAGCCATCTTCTCTTTCCAGGTCATGATAGCAGTGCCTGGAGCCTTGGTGGGCTCGGCGTCGATGGTTTTGGGGTCAGGTTTGGTGGCCATGTTACTCTTTCGTGATAGTTACAGTGTGTTTGACGATCTTGTCGACGCCAGGGATGTCAACCCCTGAGTCCCAACGGGCTTTCACCGCTGATTCAGTGAGGCGCTTCTGGAGCAGGTCAACCTGTCCGGTGGCGCGAACGTACTCAAGTGTGAGGGTCCAGTCTTGTACGATGGGGCTGTTGACCGTCTTGCGCTTGGCTACGAAGCCATCGGCTGAGGTCGTGAGGGAGTTGGACGACACCATTTCGTTGGTGAGCGTATACATGAGGTCTTTTTCATCCTGCTCCATCTTATCAACTTGACGTTGTAGGGCAAGGCGTTGCTCACGCATTTCAAAGAGAGTCTTGAGGTTGGACATGGTATACTTTCTACGTTGTGCCTCGCGTAGGAGGCGTTTTCGGGGGTTCGGGCTAGGGTAGGCTAGGGTAGGGGTAGAAAACCCCGCGTAGGCCCTGTCAGGGGCTGCGGCGGGGCTGTCTAGACCTTACTTCGACTTACCTTTACGCGAGGCGCGCTTGGGGGCTTCGTCAGCGACTTGCTCTTCAGCAACTTCCTGCTCGGTGTACTCGCCAGTCTCTGCGGCGATGTCGTCAGCAACTTCACCCTCGGTGGCGACGCGCTTGGCTTTGGGCTTATAGGTGGAGACACGAACAGCCTGGGTTTCGTCAAACGAGTAACCGTCAGGGAAGTTGATTTCCACGCCAGCACCTGCCTCCAGCACTACGTCCTTGGGGAGGTAGAAGCCAGTGTTGTTGATCAACAGGTAGGTGTAGCTTGCGCCACGACCAGCAGTGACGGCAGCGTGAGCCTCGACACCGTTGACGTTCAGAGTGAAGGGGATGGCCTTGGTGGGGAAGGCATACTTCAGCAACTTGTGGGAAACGCCGTCAACCGTAGCAGTCAGTGCGGGAGCGCGAGTGCGAACAGGAGCAGGAGTGGCCTCAGCAGTAGCTTCAGTCTCGGGGGCGTTGGTTTGGTCGGTCATTTGGATTGATCCTATACTATGCCTTGCGGCGGTGGGTTGATGTCAGGGCTAATTCCCCAACAGCCTAATTATAACCGGCAATAATTGGGTCGGGTAAGGTTTCGATTGAGTATCGTATGAGTTGGAGAACAGTATATATAGTTTAATTGTGGTACTCGCGCGGGGGTAGAATTAGGGGCGATATCGAACGAAGCATTGGTACGCTTGTAGATTGTAACTAAGACAAAGAAAAACCCCCCAAGTAGTTAGCGCCGCTTGGGGGGTCAAAGGTGGGTCGAGTTTGGCAACTGCTTACATCCCGTAGGTATTATAGACGAAATCGACCCTCAATCGAAACAATTTTTAATTGAGGTTGAATATGCGTACACCTACGTGGAAACAAACACTAGAATCCCTAGACAAGGGCAAGCCAGTTAAGTCCATACCCTACTACAATACCAAGTATTTGCTAGAGGAAGCCCAAGAGTTGATGGAAGATATGGGTATAGCCTACACCCTTGAGAATCAAGTGCTAATAGCAACCTTGATGGCCCACGTAGGAGGTGCTAAATGAGCGCCCCCACAACTATACTACAGTACAACAACCCATTCTCTCCTCTGGACAAGTGTGTTAAGCACTTCGCAGCCAGAGGGCTGAGTCAGGACGTTATCATAGCAAACAAGCTATCGTTGACGTCCTGGGAGTCTATGGTTGAAGAGACCAACGTACAAATCTACCCCAAGAGTGCTGCTGACCGCATACCGTACCACGACGTTGACGGTACCATTCTACAGCGTGAGCGTGGCGGGGAGGCCATTCGATACCGCAGGCACATCAAGGAAGGGTCGATGAAGTACGTGTCAGCACGCGAGGCTGGCTCGTTTGCGTATCTGCCCCAAGTACCGTCTAGGTCAGACCTTGATTGGGTCAAGATAGCCAGCGATGTCGATATGCCTGTTGCTTTCACGGAGGGTGAGTACAAATCCCTGAAGTCCTGTATGGCAGATGGCCCAGCCACGATAGGTTTGGGCGGGGTGTGGATGTTTCGTAACAGGAACAAGAGTGGGTTCTGTACACCTTTGAACAAGTTCAACTGGGAAGGCAGAGAGGTATACATTGCCTTTGACGCTGACCCAGAGTCTACACCAGAGAACCCATTCAAGATTGGCATCCAAAAGGCGCTGAATCAGTTTGGGGCTATGCTAGAGAATGCAGGCGCTAAGGTTCTAGTATGCTACTTAGCGCGTACAGGACGTCATACCCCAGGCAGCAAGCTGGGACTGGATGACTATCTGGACGCTGGCGGAGACTGGGGAGAGTTGGGGTCCACTGCTGAAGCGATGACTATGGAGCCTCAACTGGCCCGTATGATGAGCCGATACGCGGTCTACATGGGGTCTAAGCCCCACCTAATGGTTCCTGGTACATCAACGCGCTACACCAAGAGCGAATTCACTGAGCTAATTGAGGCTAACAAGTTCTGTCCTGACCCTGCTGGGGGTAAGAAGCCAGTCAAGGTTGCCCACGTGTTCGTCAATCACGCGAATAGACCTGAGTTCGACAAGTACGTGTTCCGTCCCGATCTGGAGACTGGCCTCGACCAAGACCGTAGGGTGTATAATCAGTACCCTGGCATGTCTGCCGTACCGTCAGAGACTGGTTGTAGTGAGCGCGTCCGTCTGATCTACGAGACGTTCATGAAGAAGATGTGCGGGGAACACTGGGAGTACGTGGTATCCTGGTGGGCTCACCTTATACAAAAGCCTTGGGAGAAGACAACTATTGCGTTGTTGTGCAAGGGCAGCGTGAACGGGTCAGGCAAATCGCTGATGGGTATGATCCACGGCAAGCTGCTAGGCAATACGTTGTACTGCGGTTCCTACGCGCTGGGGGATATAGTCAACAGCGACTACAACGATATGTTGGAGAATCGGTTGTTGATGCAATGCGACGAGGCAGGCGTGTTCTTTGACGGCGCTGAAGGTAAGATCAAGGATTTGATCAGCAACCCGTACATAACAATTAAGCGCAAGTTCTTCGACAGCGCAGAGTTCGACAACTTCATGCGGCTGTTCCTAACCACCAACGCTGTGAGGCCCATGAGGTTGGATGAGCAGAATCGGCGTATGTTTGTATGGACACCGGACGTCACCAAGGCAGACGCCCGAGGTGAGTGGGGTGAGTGGCTACGCAGCACGGTAGTCAAGGAGTTGCTTGAGGACTCTGAGGCTATTGGAGAGCTCATGAGCTACCTGCTAGCTTGGGATTTGACCGGATGGGGTCCAACAGCACCTGTACGCGTGACGGAAGAAATGCTAGAGCTTGTCGCTGTCAGCGGTACAAAGAATGAGAGTGTCGCAGAGCTAATGATGGAAGAGTTCTTGGCGGCTGGCATCAACTGGCTGTTTGTACCAGGCTCGTTGTCTAAGAACGACAATGCTGTTTGGTCAGAGTTCAGAGAGCTAGTGATCGGCAACGGCGGTCAAAAGGTGAAGGACCAGTACACCAAAGACAAGCGTAAGGTTGGCGGCTCGTTCTATGAGTTGGAGTCAAAGACGTTCAAGGTGCAAAAAGAGTCTGGTGAGAAGAGTGGCGGCAATATATGTCTAGCACCTGGGCAGATTGAGGGGGCAGACAAAGCCCTGCGCAGTCTGGAGGCTGATCGAGTGTGGAGACTGGTGACAGAGAACGTGAAAGGGTCGAACAAGTATTAGTTGGGGGTTTGACGGAATACCCTGGAATACCCTGGTACGGATTGACCAGGGTATTCGGTTTCCAGTGGAAATACCCTGAATACCCTGAATACCCTGATAAATAAAGGTAAGATAGGAAACGGAGTGGGGTAAATTTATATAGACCTCGTTCCTGAACCAGGGTATTAGGGTATTCAGGGTATTTACATCGTTTTTCAGGCCATTTTCCCCATAAAATCAGTGTCAGAGCAGCCATGTCAAGCAATCAATCATGTCTGCCACAGCACCACAACTCAATTCAATGTCATTGCCCAACTATGACAGCAGCCACAACCGCCTTGAGAGCATCCACGCCGTTTTCACCTGGTTGGGCATGTGTTGCCACAGCATGTGGTGCATGTGACACCCCACACAGCATGCATACCCAACCCAGCACAGCATGTCAGCACACTGGTACAGGTTGGGGTATGACCCCATACACAACCCAGCACAGCATACAGCATGGGCTATCAACATCCTGGTTGTGATAGGAAAATACAATTAGACGCAAGCGCCGAATCAGAGTATGTGTCATGACATGCGCGGGCGCGCCTTCTTTGCTAGTCGTGCTGGGGCTATCAGCATCCCGATCGTGATAGCGAAATACAATTAGACTCAACCAAATTGTTGGCCTATAATCGATACCAGTGGAACAGAATTCCCTGGCCCACTGTAACTTGTAACAATGTAAGGAAATCAATCATGTCATACCGTCTCATCACCAAAGCCACTCTCATCCTCGCAAACAACGAGATCCAAGCAGACGTCCGAGCCTACGCAGCCCCCAAGGGCGCCAGCGTCGGAGAGTTCAGCCTCAATGGCGAATCCACCCCATTCAAGCTCACTGGAGGTCAGGGTCGCGGCACCGTGGTTCGCTGCTACATGTACTTCATGCTGGAGGGCCAATCAGCCTACATCGAGATCAACAAGGACCAACTCACGGAGCTCAAGGCAGGCAACCACGCCCTCCTCTACACCCAAGCAGCAGTGGAGGCCATCGTGGAGCCAGTCGCAACCCAAGAGTCACCAGAAGGGTACGATGACCTGGCTCCAGTGGAGCAGCCTGCACCCAAGGCCAAGCGCACACGCAAGGGCGCAGCAGTAGCAGCCTGAGCAGGCGGGGCCTGAGCGCCCCACACTAACCCCCAAGCCCCCACTGCCAAGCGCATTGGGGGCTTCCTTGCGCCCCAGCAGCATCATCACCAATCCCCTCACACGCACCACACGCACCACACTGACATGCGCACACACATGTGTTGCTGCTGTGTTTTTGATGAATCGGCGGGTGGGGGTGACGAAAAGATAGACTGGCCCCGACTTTAGACCCCACCAACTTTTGTGTTTTAGCAACTCAGCAACTATGAAATGGGTACATACAACTAAAATAATCCTTTACCCCAATCCAAAACAAGGCTATAATCGCGCCTATGAGCAATCCACTTGCCAATACCCCACTCGATGAGTCCCTGACTGAAGCTGAGTATGAGAGATTCTATACAGCAGCTCAGGTCCAGGAGCAAGCAGCCATGGAGACTCTGCTCTCCAAGGGTCTGTATGGGGAGAAGCTGCCGAAGGTACTCAAGAGCCAGAAGGCGGCCAATGCATTCCAGCACGCGTTTGAACTTATTGGGGGTGTACCCCGCCTTGCCCTGTGGGCAGATAAAAATCCCAGCGCGTTCTTTGCCCTCTACAGCAAGTTGATCCCATCTACCATCCAGGCTCAGGTGCAGTCCACCATCACTATTAACGCTCCGTGGATGGACCCCAACAGACTCAAGTATATGGACGGCGATACTGTGGATGTGACCCCATCAGTGTCCGAGCTAAAGCATGGCGATTGAATACCAGCCACGAGAGTGGTTCATACCCTTCCATAACCGCCATCAGCGGTTTGCAAGCATGAACACCCATCGTCGTGCGGGCAAGACAGTGGCCCTTGTCAATGACGTCATTTATGGCGCCCTGCAGTGCCCACTACGCAAGCCTCAGTTGGCCTACATTGGCCCAACGTATACACAGGCCAAGCGTATCGCGTGGACGTACCTCAAGGATTATGCAGAGCCATACCTGGCCAAGCCACCACAAGAGTCCGAACTGAAGCTGACGCTGAAGAACGACGCCACAATTCACGTACTTGGGGCAGACAACGCTGACGCGCTGCGGGGGATGTACCTGGACGGCACCGTCAATGATGAGTACGCCATGTGGAGACCCTCCGTCTTCAGTCAGGTCATACGACCTGCCCTCAGCGACCGGAATGGTTGGAGTGTATTCGCTTCCACACCCCGTGGTAAAAATTTATTCTACGAAACCCACAAACTAGCAGAGAACAACCCCAAAGAGTGGTTCTCACTGACCTTACGCGCATCCACCTCAGGTATTCTCAACCTGCACGAGTTGGACGACCTGCGGAAGATGCTCGACCCAGAGGAGTTTGCCCAAGAGTATGAGTGCTCGTTTGACGCAGCGCTCAAGGGGGCAATTTTCGCCAAGGAAGTGGACGAAATGTTCGCAGAGAACAGGTTCCACACTGTCGATCTGCCCACTCTGTATGACCCCAACCTGCCAACGCACTTCGTCTATGACCTCGGGTTCACTGACGCCACTGTCTGCATAGCATGGCAGGAGCAAAAAGGACGCAGGGTCATCATCAAGTGTACTGCCACCACTGGCCAGGACATCTTCTACCACATTGAAGAGCTTCACAGCTTCTCAGGAGAAGTGGGAGAGGTGTGGTTGCCCCACGATGCCCGAGCAAAGAACCTCCAAACGGGCAAGTCCGTCGTGGAGCAATTCCTCAGCGAGGGTGTCCGGCCACGAATTGTACCGTCCCACAAGGTCAGAGACGGTATCAGCGCATGCCGTAAGGTGTTCCCGTCAGTGTGGATTGAAGAATCCCATACTGGCGAATTGATCGAGGCGCTCAAGAGCTACAGACGCGAGTGGAATGACGACCTGGGCATGTTCTCCGACAGGCCGGTACACGATTGGGCGTCCGACTACGCTGACGTGTTCCGGTACTTTGCCTTGGTCTCCCAAGCAAACGACAAAGCAGCTGCCAAAACAGACGATCTAGCCAACGAGTTTAGCTTGGAGAACTTGTTCAGTGACAACGAGGCTCGGCGCTCACATATTCAGAGGATTGCGTAATGGCTACCCCCACAAAAGAAATGACCCCCATCGAACGGTGGAAGGCTGAGATTGACCAGGCTGAAAAAGGGACAAAGAAGTTCCACCAGCGCGGTCGCAAAGTCACAAAGAAGTACCTGGATGAGCGTGATGCCACCAGTTCAGGTGACAAATGGTTCAACATCTTCTTCGCCAACGCGCAGATTTTGGAATCGGCCCTGTACGCCCAGATTCCCAAGCCATCTGTCAGCCGCAAGTTCAAGGACTACGACGATGAAGTGGCTCGGGTAGCTGGCCTCATCCTCCAGCGGTCGATCACCCAGGACTTGGACGACCCACGGGACACATTCGACTCTACGATGCGCCATTGCGTACAAGATCGACTGGTACCTGGCCTGGGTACTGCCTGGCTACGGCTGGAGACCTCCACGGAGGACATCGGCATTGAAGCAGTCGATGAGGAATCCATGCCCCAGACGGAGATTGGCGATGCAGTGGAGGATTTGCCGACAGCCCCGCAGGTCGCCACTGAAGTAGACGCCCCAGAGCCACTTGAGAAGATTACGGACCAGCAGGTTTGTGTGGATTACGTGTTCTGGGAGGACTTCATTTGGTCTCCCTGCCGAGTGTGGGAGGAGCGTCGTTGGGTTGGGCGTCGGGTCTACATGGACCGTGATGAACTGATCGAGCGATTCGGCAAGGAGAAGGGTGAGAATGTCTCTCTCAACGCCACTTCGCAAAGTATCCTGACCCAAGGGTCCACGCCTGAAGATACGACCATCCCCAAGGCTGTCGTGTACGAGATTTGGGTGCGGGCTACCAAGAAGGTGATCTGGGTATCCAAGGGCTACGATGAGATTCTGGATGAGATTGACGACCCACTAGGCTTGGTCGGCTTTGAGCCGTGCCCCAAGCCGATGTTCGCCAACATCAGCACCAGCAACACTGTACCCCGCCCTGACTACTACATGATTCAGGACCAGTACACGGAGTTGGACACCATCAACAACCGTATCTCCCTGCTCGTGCGGGCGTGCAAGGTTGTAGGTGTGTACGACAAGTCTGCCGTGGGGGTGGCTCGTATGCTCAAGGAAGGATTCGACAACGACCTCATCCCAGTGGACAACTGGGCAATGTTTGCAGAGAAGGGTGGCCTCAAGGGTCAATTGGACTGGTTGCCCCTCGACATGGTCGTGACTGCCCTCCAGCGCCTAAATGAGGCACGTGAGGTCATCAAGGGTCAAATCTACGAACTGACCGGCATTGCCGACATTGTCCGTGGGGCCACAAAGGCTTCAGAGACTCTTGGCGCCCAACAGATCAAGGCTCAGTTTGCTAGCATCCGTATCAAGAAGCTGCAAGATGAGGTGGCCCGATTCGCCAGCGAGATCATGCGTATCAAGGCTGAGATACAGATTAAGCATTTTGACCCGCAGATTCTGTTGGCCCGCTCCAACATTATGCGTACGTCCGACGCGCCCATGGCGGAACAGGCCATCGCCATGCTGCAGAGTGAGGAAGGATTTGAGTGGCGTGTACAAGTGACCGCCGATACCATCGCCCAGGCTGACTACACCACCGACAAGCAAGACCGCATTGAGATGCTCACCTCGGTCAGCGGCTACCTCGGCAAGGCTGCTCAGGTCATGCAAAGCGTACCAGACGCTGGCTTTATGCTGGTCAGTATGCTCAAGTGGGCTGTCGCTGGCTTCCGCAATGCTACGGAAATTGAGGGGGTCATCGACCAGGAATTGGACAAGATCGGCAAGCTGTCGCAACAGCCGAAGCAGCCTCCACCACCTGATCCACAAGTTATGAAGGACCAGCAGGATGGTCAGTTGGCCCAGGCTCGGTTGCAGTTTGACCAGCAAAGCGCCCAGCAGACAGGTCAGCTGGAGCAGGCCAAGCTACAACAGTCCGCTGCACTTGAACAGGCCAAGCTCCAGCACACTATGCAGTTGGAGCAGATGAAGGCTGAGCTGGCTGACCAACAGGCTCAACGCAACCTTGCTATACAGGCTCAGCAAGACCAGATGCAACGCGAGTTGGACCAGGCAGCTGAAGAGTACAAGCGCCAGCTGGAGATCATCAAGTTGGACAAGGAAGAAGAATTCAAGCGTGAGATGGAGTCCCAAAAGCTCGCGTTTGAGAAGTGGAAGGCTGAGCTGGATTACCGCAAAGCCATCGAGATTGCTGAAATCT